AGGCGGAAAAGCTAAAAAGAAAAGTAAATTTCCAGATCACTCAGGTGATGGTAAAATTACTAAAAAAGATATCTTAATGGCAAAAGGAATAATTCCTAAAAAGAAAAAAATGAAGAAGGGAGCTAAATAATGGCAAAAGCAAAAGGACTCTACGCGAATATTCACGCGAAAAAAAAGAGAATCGCTGCAGGCTCAGGTGAAAAGATGAGAAGACCTGGAGCTAAAGGTGCACCGACTGCTGCTAATTTTAAAAGAGCAGCGAAGACAGCTAAAAAACCTAAAAAGAAAAAGGCGTAATGTTTAAATCACCTAACGCTGGTCAAACTGCATTAACGTTGCAACATGCAACGTCTCCAAGAGCTGGTTATAAACCACCTCCAGGACATAATGCAGACGGTTATACAATGGCCGAAAGAGTGACAATGGCTAAAGGTGGTAGAAGCGAAAAACCTATAAGAAAAACTACCGGTAAAGGTGGTAATTATAGAAAAACAAAATCTGGAGCTGGAATGACAGCGAAAGGTGTAAAAGCTTACAGGGCAGCAAATCCTGGAAGTAAATTAAAAACAGCCGTGACTGGTAAAGTGAAACCAGGATCTAAAGCTGCAAATCGACGTAAGTCGTACTGTGCAAGAAGCGCAGGCCAACTCAAACGATCATCTGCAAAAACACGTAACGATCCTAACTCACGTATCCGTCAGGCAAGAAGAAGATGGAAATGTTAATATGAAAAAAGCAAAAGCAAAAATAAAAAAAGTAATTAAAGGTTTAAAAAAAGCCTCTAAAACTCATGCTGCTCAAGCTAAAACATTAAAAGGAGTTATACGTGGAACCAGAGCAAATACTAAATAGTCTAAGACGAGCAATCAAAAGAAGAGTAGAGACGTTAGCCATATCGGTCACATCCGGTGGGGTTGACAGTATGGAAACTTACAAGTATATCATAGGACAGATTAATGCATTGGAATCAGTGCAACAGGAAATCTCTAACCTGCTAAACGATAAGGAGCAAAATGAAGACAGAGGAACAGTCATCAACATCGGTGACAAAAAAAATAATAACCCCAACTAAAGAATTAGTAGGGTTGAAGAAATCAGAAGAGCAAAAAGAAGTCACAAAAGAAAAAGCAAAACTTCCTCAACCAACAGGTTGGCGTATGTTAGTTTTACCATTTAAAATGAATGAAAAAACTAAAGGCGGGGTTTTACTTGGACAAGAAACTTTAGAACGACAACAGGTAGGATCACAATGCGGTAATGTACTTGCGATGGGACCTGATTGTTACAATGATAAAGATAGATTTTCACAAGGTCCATGGTGCAAGGTCGGAGACTGGGTAGTCTTCGCACGTTATGCAGGATCTAGAATAGAGATTGAGGGTGGGGAAGTTCGTCTTCTTAATGATGACGAAGTACTAGCAACTGTGCAAGATCCAACAGATATTTTGCATAAATTTTAACATAGGAAGGACACTATGCCAGAGGAAGAAAAAAAGACAGTAGACATTGATACATCCGGTCCGGAGACCGAGATTAATGTAGCTGAAGAAAAAGATGAAGCTGTAATAGAACAGCCGGAACAAGAAACAGGAACAGATAAAACATATGAAAATGAAAGAGAAACAAAATTAGATGAAAAAAAGGAAGATGAAAAATTAGAAGATTACAGTAAAGGTGTGCAATCTAGGATTGCTAAACTTACGCGTAAGATGAGAGAAGCAGAAAGAAGAGAAGCTGCTGCTATCGAATATGCTACTGTAGTTGAAAATAAAAGAAAACTAGATCAGGAAAGATTTAATAAAGTCGATTCTGATTACACTGCTAAATTTGAGGAAAGTGTAAAATCTGGTATGGACATGGCGCAACAAAAATTAGCGTCTGCCATTGAAGCAGGTGATGCAACAGCTCAAGTAGAAGCAAATAAAAAAATTGCTGAGTTAGCTTTCGAGAACGCTAAACTTCAGCAAAGAAAAGAAGCAAAGCCAGTTGAACAGGAAACACCTGTTAAACTGTCAGACGGTGGACAATTACCAAATCAAACCCCTCAACAAATGCCTCAAGCTGATCCTATGGCTGAAGATTGGGCTGCAAAAAATAGATGGTTCGGAACAGATAGAGCTATGACATTTACTGCATTCGAGATTCACAAAGATCTTGTTGATAAAGAAGGCTATGATCCTAAATCAAACGAATATTATGAAGAGATTGATAAAAGGATTAGAGTTGACTTCGGGCACAAATTTGATAATAATGAGACTAAGCAAACGAACAGGGCCGTTCAGTCGGTAGCTTCGGCTAACAGAAGCTCAAAACCTGGTCGCAAAACTGTGAGACTCACATCATCACAGGTAGCAATAGCTAAAAAATTAGGTGTGCCACTCGAAGAGTATGCTAAACAACTAAAACTCACGGAAGGAGCATAGTATGAAAAAAGACGAAAATAAAACTTCTCGTGCGGCTGTAACTCGGTCAAAAACTGAAAGACCAAAAGAGTACAAGCCCCCATCATCTCTAGATGCACCACCAGCGCCTGACGGATTTAGGCACAGATGGATTAGAGCAGAGTCTATGGGTTTCAATGATACCAAGAATATTCATGGTAGATTGAGATCTGGTTATGAGTTAGTGAGAGCTGACGAATATGACACTGATCAATATCCAACTGTCTTAGACGGAAAATACGCTGGAGTCATTGGAGTAGGTGGCCTTCTCCTGGCAAGGATACCCGAAGAACTCGCTCAGTCTCGTATGGACTATCAGAGAAGACAAACTGAAGGTCAAGACGAGTCAGTCGAAACCGACTTACTTAGGGATCAGGATAAGAGAATGCCTATCAAAATTGATAGAAATTCTAAGCACACTTTCGGTGGTACAAAGAAGTAATTCTTAAACATCGAAATAATATCAACCGAACTGGAGGCCTTTTTCGGAAGGCAGGTTCATAAGGAGTAATAACTATGGCAAATAGAAACACACAAGGTTTTGGTTTGATCGCTCAAGGTACTGTTGGTTCAACACCAGCTACTGGCGGACAAGGCAAATATCTTATCGATGCTGGCATGGGTGTTGACTTGTTCCAAGGGACAGCTGTAAGAAGCGCCGCTGGATACATTGTTACTGCACAAGCTGCCATCACTAACACTTGTATAGGTGTGTTGAACGGAATATTCTATAACGACGCTACTACTAAGAAGCCGACGTTTGCGAATTTCTACAACCAACCTATTACTCCAGCTAATAGCGAAGATATAACTGCTTTTGTAATTGACAATCCGAATCAACTTTTTGTTGCTTCAATTGACGCTGCAGCAGCACAGGCTGAATATGGTAAAACATATGGTCTAACTGTAACAGCGGCTGGATCAGAAATTTCTGGTCAGTCAAGTTCAGAGTTAACTTACGCTACAAGGCATGCAACTAACAATCAATGGAGATTGGTAAGAACTGCAGAAGACCCTGAAAATAACGATATCGCAGCAGCGAATTGTTCAGTGGTAGTCGCGCACAACTTAAACCAATATTTCACTGGTGCGGTTACATGGCAATAATAGGAGCATAATATGGCAATATCACGAGCACAACTAGTTAAAGAACTAGAACCAGGCCTAAATGCTTTATTTGGGCTGGAGTACAAAAGGTATGAAAATCAGCATGCTGAGATTTATACAACAGAATCATCTGACAGAGCTTTTGAAGAAGAAGTAATGTTAAGTGGTTTTGCAAACGCAGATGTAAAAGCAGAAGGTCAAGGAATTGCGTACGACGACGCGCAAGAAACTTACACTGCTAGATACACAATGGAAACGATCGCGCTAGCTTTCGCTATCACAGAAGAAGCAATAGAGGACAACCTTTATGACAGACTTTCTTCTAGATACACAAAAGCTTTAGCAAGATCTATGTCCAATGCTAAAGAAGTTAAAGGCGCAGCAGTCTTGAACAATGGTTTACCCGGCGTAGCCGCGGCATCAGCGTTCCAAACTGGTGATGGCGTTAACTTACTTTCTACAGCACACCCAACTATCGCGGGTACTGTAGCAAATACTTTAGCAACACAAGCAGACTTAAACGAAACTTCATTAGAGCAGTCTTTGATTGACATCGCTGCAATGACTGATGAAAGAGGTTTAAGAATCGCAGCTAAAGGAGTTAAAATGATAATTCCTTCTGCGAATCAGTTCAACGCTGAAAGACTTATGAAGTCTCAAGGTAGAACTCAGACTGCTGATAATGACATCAATGCAATCAACAGCATGGGAATGATTCCTCAAGGTTACAGAGTGAACAATTTCTTAACTGACCCTGATTCATTCTACATTATCACGGACGTTCCAAATGGTATGAAAATGTTCTCAAGAACTCCGTTGACTACGTCAATGGAAGGAGACTTTGATACTGGTAACGTTAGATACAAAGCTAGAGAAAGATACGCGTTTGGCGCATCTGACTATAGAGGTATCTTCGGTTGCGAAGGTGC